CTTCTCAAATAAATGTTTCTGCAACAGGTAATACTTCTTTTGGCGGCGGAGGACTGACGTATTACAACGTGTCTTATACGGGCACGACGGCATCGGTACATGCGTTTGTAAATTCTAGTACGTTTAACAGTTTGACGATTACGGCCCCAGCATCCGCTGGATTGACGCAAGTAACATCTGACTCCAACCAAACCATCACCGGCACCCTCACCGTCGCCGGTGCCTCCCCCGTCCGCCGCATCTTCGTCCTCTCCAACACCCTTGGCACCACGCGCACCCTCACCGTAGGCACGCTGTCGGCCACAGACTGCGACTTCCGCGACATCACCATTGCAGGCACCGCAGCAGGCTCTTCTCCGACCCGTGCAGGCGACTGTGGTGGCAACAGCGGCATCACCTTCCCTGCGGCCAAGACCGTCTATTGGAACCTTGCTGGAGCGCAGAACTGGTCTGCTACGGCTTGGGCTCCAAGCTCTGGCGGCACGCCTGACATCAATCAGTTTCCATTGGCGCAAGACACGGCTGTGTTTGATAACACAGGATCTATTGGGACGGTAACGGTAGACCAGTCATGGAACATCGGAACGTTTGACGCATCTGGACGGTCTACAGCGTGGACGTTTTCTGTTGGAACAACTACGCCGTTTATTTACGGAGATTGGAAGTTTGGAACGGGCATTTCGCAAACTCTTACAACAGGGACTTTAACTTTTTCAAAGCGCGGCACACAAACAATAACAAGCGCCGGAAAAGACTTCAACTGCAACTTGGTTATTGATTGCGTCACTGGAACCGTACAACTTGCAGCTGCTATGAGTACAAACTCTGAACGGAGTTTTACGCTTACATCCGGCACATTTGATGCGGTATCTTACAACGTAACTGTTGGAAGGGTTAATATTTCTGGGACTACACAAAGAACACTTAAAATGGGTTCTGGAACTTGGTCTTTAAGGGGTACCGGATCAGGTGTTGTTCACTGGGACGCAACAACCACAACAAATTTGACGTTCTATAAAGGCACCGCAAATATTATTCAAGGAAATAATAACAATAACGCTCGAACATTTGCCGGCGGCGGCCTATCTTATAACAAATTTACGTTTGCTGGATCACAAACAAACATTACTACGTTTACCGGCGACAACCAATTTACAGAGTTTGCCTCGACTAAAACTATTGCGTTTACCATTGCCCTTGGCAGCACAACGCAGACCTTTGGCAAATGGACGATTACGGGGACGTTGGGCAACGTCGTCACGCTCACAGGTACGGGCACCAGCCACATCCTTGCTGGAGCCTGCACATCTGGCATCGACTACCTTGCGATGGGCTCGATTGGCTTTGCTGCAACAAGTCCTGGTGAGTTCTACGCAGGGGCCAACAGCACGGCAACCGCTGCGGTTGCTCCGGTCTATCTGACCGCCAAGCCTGCCGACAGCACACGCTACTGGGTGGGTGGCACAGGCAACTGGAGCGACACTGCTCGTTGGTCTACAGGGTCTGGTGGCGCTTCTGGCGCTTCTGTGCCTCGCAGCCATGATGATGTTGTCTTTGACAGTTTGTCCAACGCCACAGCCTACACAGCCACGGTGAATGCTGTCACTGGTGGCATTCGTTGCAAAGCTCTCACCATTGCAGGCCCGTTGGTGGGCAACGTGACGTTGGCTGGCTCTTCTGCGCTCATCATTCATGACGATGTGACATTGCCTGCGACGGGGTTGACGCGGACGTTTAGCGGAAACATCACGCTGTCTGGGTCTACGGCGGGGAAGACTTTGACTACTAATGGTGTGGCGTTGGATTCAGTTTTAATAGTTAACGGGGTTAGTTGTGAATGGGCATTAGGCAGTGCGTTAAATAATAATACAGTCGCAGACATAAGAGTTACTAACGGATCCTTTGACACGGCCTCCTACAATGTGACCGCCGGTGGTTTCCTATCAAATCACGGCAACTCTGTGACGTATATTCTTGGAAGCAGTACGCTTACTTTTGGGGGAAGCGGCAGCACCATAAACTTTGGAACAACAGAAACAAATGCGGCAAATTTAACAGTGACGGCTGGTACATCGCAAATAAATCTTTCTAACAGCAACGCTGGTCTTACAGGAAACGGCAAGACCTTCTACAACGTTAGCTTCACAAGCGTGGGAGCAGGCACCGTCACCCTCAACGGAGCCAACAGCTTCAACAACCTGTCCTTCACCGGCATCACCTCTGCTGGCTTGAAGGTCATCAGCGTCACAGCCAACCAGACCATCACAGGCACCTTCACCTGCTCAGCAGGCACCAACGCCACGATGCGTCACTTCGTTCGCTCTGACGCAATCGGCACCACCCGCACACTGACCTGTGCTGCTGTCAGCCTCACTGACGTTGACTTCAGAGACATCACCATTGCCGGTGCTGCTGCTCCAGCCTCTGGTACGCGCATTGGCGACTGTAAGGGCAACAGCGGCATTACGTTCACTGCTGCGGCGAACAAGTACTGGAACCTTGCTGCTGGCGGCAACTGGGGTGGTGCTATTGGTTGGGCTACAGGTAGCGGCGGCACGCCCGCGATAAACAACTTCCCATTGGCGCAAGATACCTGCTTCTTTGAAGCTACGGGGTTGAACAGCGGAGCCACCGTCACCATCAACCAAAGCTACAACATCGGCACCATCGATATGTCGGCACGGACGGCCAACACGATGACGATAACTACAGGCTCTGTGATTAACGTATATGGCAATTGGATAAACGGGACAGGAACCACTGTGGGTGGTGGCGGCACATACGTTTTTGGAAGCAGAAGCACACAAACTGTGACCAGCGCCGGCCAAACATTTCCGTCCCAGTTTGATATAAGCGCATTCAACGGCACTGTTACGCTGCTGGACGCACTTACATTGTCCATTGGTTCTACATCAGCGCTATCAATTAATAACGGTACATTTAACGCCAATGGTTTTAATGTGACTGTTTCTGCTGCTAATGGAGGTGTAACGGCTTCTAGCAGTTTTGCAAAAACAATTGCTGTTGGTTCTGGAACATGGACAATAGCTGGTTCAGGAACGACTTGGAGCATTACTTCTACTGGAACGACAATTTCTGGCACAGGCACTATCAGTATGACGTCCTCGTCTGCAAAGACGTTCCAGGGAGGTAGTCTTTCTTACTCTGGCATCGCCCTCAACCAGGGCGGTGCAGGTACGCTCACCATCAGCGGCAACAACACCTTCGCCAACATCACCAACACCTACAAAGCCACTGGTGCCACCACCATCAACTTCGGCACCACAACGCAGACGGTTGGCAACTTCACCGCTGCGGGCGAAGCTACAAGGCTTCTGACACTGACAGGTACGTCTGCGTCTTCTCCATGCACGCTCGTCCACACGGGCACAGGCACGGCAGCTAACGTGGACTACCTCGTCATCACAGGCGTGCGAGCGTACTGATGAGCAACTGGTACGCTGGTAATAACTCAACGAACAACGGTTCGTTTGGGTGGATATTTACGTCCGGTGGGGGGGCGGCGTACACCATCAATGCAGAGTCTGGCGCCTACGCCATCACGGGCCAAGCGGCCACTTTGTTTGTAGACGCAATGCTTAATGCTGCTGCCGGCGCATACGCCGTCAGCGGACAAGACGCAACATTGTCGGCAGATCGGCAAGCCAACGCAAATGCCGGCTCGTATTTAATTTTTGGGCAATCCGCAGAGTTTGCTACAGAACGTTCACTTTCGGCAGATTACGGCATCTACAGTCTGTCAGGCAATGCGGCAACGCTTGAACTTAACCGCTTTTTTAGCGCCGATAGTGGCTCTTATGCGGTCACTGGACAAGACGCAAGTTTTGCAAAAACAGCGTTGCTTTTGGCCGATGCTGGCGCGTACAGCATCAATGGCCAGACTGCCACGTTGTCTATCATTCGTCCCTACCCGTTGCCCGAGGATGTAAGGGACGGTGTACAGTACGGACCTGGAGGCATCTACGTTGGGACGATGTCGCCTGAGACCAGGGTACCACTGCGGTCTTTTACTGGGAGAAGTTGAATGTCCATGAACCTCAAAGCCGTAACTACCAGATTGGGTTACCAGCAAATCACCGGCCTAAGCGCCGTCAAAGGGCTGACAGTGCCAGTCACCGACTTGAATGGTCTTGCGTGCAGGCCCACAATTGCGCTGATCGTGGCGGAGTCAACAGCCGTTCGTTGGCGTGACGATGACGTAGACCCAACAGCCTCTGTAGGCATGCCGTTGGCTACGGGCGTAACGTTGCAATACGACGGAGACTTGACCAAAATCAAGTTTATTGAACAGTCCGCGTCGTCCAAGTTGAACGTCACGTACTACGCTTAAGGGGTGGAACATGAATGTTTTTAATGACTCTGGGCAGATTGACTCAGAAAAATTTTTGGACTACGCGGCTCGGCAGCTGTCTTCGGACGTCGCCAACCTAATCAAGGTCCGCGACGAAATGGCCTTGCGCCAAGGCGCCCTGACGGCAGTTCAAGATGCTGCCAAGCTCAGGTCTGATGCGCAGGTTGAGCTTGCTTCAGCCAAAGACGCAGCTAGCGCCATGAAGGCAGAGGCGCAGCGACAACTGCATGATGCGAAGCTGCTGAAGGAAGAGTTGGCGGCCAATTTGCAGGCTTACGACAGGCAAGCCGAAACGTTCAACCGCGACTCTACGGCCAAGTGGTCTGAACTTGCGGCGCGAGAAAAAGTTGTTGCCATGAAAGAGGCTGACCTTGTCTCAAGAGAGGAAGACTTGCGTTTTGCCGCTGACAAGCTGCGGGCAGAGCGCGAGCAATTGAATGCCAAGATCAAGTCGTTCCAAGACAAGGTTGCATCTCTTGGAATTTAATGCGGTACACTGCTGACGTACCGGCCCGTTGACCGGGGATTCTTCGGAATCACATGGACGATACCCAACCTCTCGTAACGGACGCCCAGCCTGCATCGGCTGACACTTCCGTGACGGCACCCGACGCGACGGCGGCGTCGGACTCTGCTGCGCAAGAACAGCCGGTTAAGTCTTTCTCGCAAGAGGAAGTTGATGCGCTGATCGCAAAACGGCTTGCGAAAGAGCAGCGCAAGTGGGAACGAAAGATTCAGCAACCGGCAACGCCGCCGGCACCTGCGGTGAGGGAAGTCCCGCCCGCTGATCAGTTTGAGTCCGTCGAAGCCTACGCGCAAGCGCTGGCGGAAAAACGGGCTGCAGAACTGGTTCAGCAGCGTGAAGTCCAGCAGCAGCAGGCGCAGGTTTTGGTCTCGCACGGTGAGCGTGAAGAAGCCGCTCGGGATCGTTACGACGACTACGAAGACGTCGTGTACAACCCCAGGCTGCCCATTACGCCCATCATGGCGCAGACCATTCAGGCGTCCGACGCAGGCCCGGATGTGGCCTACTACTTGGGTTCCAACCCCAAGGAAGCTGAGCGTATCGCCCGCTTGCCGGCAATTCTGCAGGCAAAGGAAATCGGCAAGATTGAGTCGAAGCTCGCCTCGTCTCCGCCGGTCAAGAAATCCACCGCAGCACCACAGCCGATCTCTCCGGTGACGGCACGGTCCACGGCAACGTCGCTTGACACGACGGATCCGCGGTCTGTAAAACAGATGTCGCCGAGTGAATGGATTGCCGCCGAAAGGCAACGGCAGGTCCGGCAGTGGGAAGCCCGAAACCGCTGAACTGAAGAAAGGAAATCGTCATGGCTCAAAGTCTTTTGACCATCGACATGATCACGTTGAAAGCCCTCGAAATCCTCGAGAACAACCTGGTCATCACCCGCAACATCAACCGCCAATACGACAGCTCGTTTGCCGTCGAAGGCGCCAAGATCGGCGACACGCTGCGCATCCGCCTGCCGGATCGTGCACTGGTCACCAACGGCGCCGCGCTGGGCGTCCAAGAGGTCAACGAGCAGTACACCACGCTGACCGTCGCCTCGCAGAAGCACATCGGCGTGAACTTCACCTCCGCCGAGATGGCCCTGTCGTTGGACGACTTCGCTGACCGTATCCTCAAGCCGCGCGTGTCGCAGCTTGCGGCCAGCATTGACGCC